TTCGAGTCGGCCAGCTTGAACCAGATCCGCTTGCTGTCGCGGCAGGCCTTGGTCGCCTTGCCCTGGTTGGACGTGGCCGAGCCGAACGCGTTCTTCGGGCAGGACGCACACGTCTGCGACTGCTTGTTCTGCACCCAGGGCGAGGGCGCGATGCCGTCGTCCGAGCTGCAATCAGGCGGCTCCTTCGAACCTGGCTGGTAGCCCTTCGAGTAGAACGCCTTGATCATTCGACCGGCGTCGGGCTCCACGCCGACGATGACGATGTCCACGTAGTCACGGAACTTGACCACCTCCTCGCCGTTCTCGATGAGGTGGAACTCGCGCCCCTTGAAGCTCATGCGGGGGACGGAGTTCGAGGACGAGGCCATTGCGGCCGCATCCTCCAACGCTCGCTGAGCCGCCTCGGCTATCGGGCCGGTTCGCAGATGCTCGGGTACTTCGATGCTCATGATTTCTTCCTGCTGATTGCTGAGATTCCGGTCAGTCCGCCTGCTTGCGGTCCTTCCAGTTCTCCATTGCGGCCGCGACTTCCATCGCGTCCTCGTACTTCAGGATGGCCGCAGCGAGCGGGCGACCGGAGGTGCCCGCTTTCTGATGGTACTCCATGAAGGTTTTGGCCCACGACCGGACGATCTTGGGAGCGGACTTGTCGTGCGCTCGCAGGACGAAGATCGGTTCGTCCGCTTCGGCCTTGCCGAGGCAGCTGTCCGGATTCGTGATGTTCTCTTGTTTGGTGCTCATATCAGCAGCTTCCGTTTCGTTGTGGCCCACTCAGCGATTCCGCTGCCGCGCGGTGGGCGAGCGCACGGCGAATTCCACTTCGACCAGTAGACCGATGCCGGGCGGCAGAGCGGACGCGTCGTCCGCCTCGACGCCGTTAGCGTGGGCCTGCTGTTTGATCTCCTCGCGGATCTCCTTCACCGCGTTGGGCGAGACCCGTTTCTGGAGGATGTGCAGATTGCCCGTCAGCTTCAGCCACTCGACGAGCTTGTCCCAGTCCGCGACGGAGAACTTCTCCTTCTTGTTGCGGTAGGCAGTGCCGCTCGTGCCGGCGAAGCTGTCGAGGCCGAGCTGGTCCGCGCGGTCGCGCAGCTGCATGCTGATCATCTCGCGGGCGGTCTTGAGCCTGGCCTCACGGGCCTTCCAGCCCTTGCGATCGGTGGCCAGTTGGTTGCGGATCGCGATGGACTTGGTGATCAGGTCGGCCACGCTCATCTCGACCAGTTCGCTCGGTGCGTGGGCCGCCTCGGGCACAGCAACGAACTTGGGCTCGTTGCCGGTCAGGTCGCCCTCGTCCACCTCGGCGAAGTAATCGGGAACGAAGCCGTCCTCCTCGTCTTCCTCGGGATCGTATGCCATTTCAAACCTCCATCCATAGTTCATTCTACACCGTTACGAGCAGGGTGTACACCGCTTTGACCGGTATTGGTCAGATTTCTTGCGCGTCGAAGATCTTCAGCGTGGCGCTGGAGAACTGGTCCTTATGGTCGAGGATGCCAGCCACGTGACGGTCGGCCTGCGTGGACATGAACCGCACGACGAGCGTGGGCAGGGTCTGCCCACCGCGGATGGCACGGGCGTTGCCCTGCTGGTACAGCTCGTTGCTCGCGATCAGGCTGAACCAAACCACGGTGTTGCCGGCAACGAGGGTGATGCCGTGCGCCGTCGACTGGGGCTGGAGGATGATCATCTCCAGATCGCCGGTCTGGAAGCGGTCGATGATGGCGGCGCGGTTGTTCGGCGCCACGTCCCCGTAGATGCAGTCGGCCTTCACGCCGCGCTTCGCCGCCTCGCGCATCAGCATCTTGATGGTGGCGATGAACGTGGCGAACACGATGATCTTGCCCTGCGGCGTCTGCTCCAGCAGCTCGAACAGGGCGTCGAGGCGGGGCTTGCAGTCGACCTCTACCACGGCGCCGTCATCGGTCTTGACCGCGCCGGCGCTGATCTGCAGAAGCTTGTTGAGCTTGACGGCCGCGTTGGCCGCGGTGATCAGGCCCTCCTCATGCTCGTGCATGAGCTTGTCCTTCATGTCCTTGTACGCGACCTTCTGGGCCGGCGTCAGCTCGATCTCCAGATCCTGGTACGTGGTCGGTGGCAGGTCCAGGCACTCCTTCCGCGTGTAGCGGATGGACGGCTGCATGACCATGGCAACGACGTGTGGGGCGACCGGCTTCGGCTCCTCGATGTACTCGGTGATGCGGTTCATGACCGCGTCGTAGAACTGGCCGTAGTAGCGGGGCAGGAACTCGTTCCGCGGGTTCACCACCTTGCACTGGTAGAAGGCCTCGGTCGGCTTGTTGGGCGTAGCGTTTCCGGTCATGCCCCAGACCCCGCCGTCCCGCGTCCTGGCTCGGTTCATATCGGCGTACTGGGCGTTGGCGATTCGGATCATGCACTTCGTCCGCTCGGAGTTACCCTTGTAGGCAGTGAGCTCGTCGACGATGATCACGTCGAACTGCTGGCGGACGATCTCGTCCTCCTCCGCCTTGATGCCGTCATGGTTCATCACCACGAAGTCGTACGCCGGATTGGTCAGACCCTCCTTGCGGATCTTCGCGTTGCCATGTGCGATGACGACACGACGATGAGGCATGTTGAGCATGACCTCGTTGTACCAGACCGCTCGCATCGTGGAGATTGGGCCGATGATGAGCACGCGCCTGATCCTGCCGGCCAGCATGAGCATGTCGCAGGACCACAGCACCGAGAGGGTCTTCATCGTACCCATCTCGTTGAGGATGTAGCAGCGCTTGTTCTTCAGCGCGAACGCCGTCGTCACCTTCTGGTGGGCGAGCGGCTTGAGACCTGGCCTGATCGGCCAGGTGTAGTCAGCGGACGTGAACGTCATGAAACACCTTGTGATTTGGAGAGGGCGAGGACCCGCACGGCCTCGAGCCGGGCAGGATCGTACCCTCGGATGACGGCCGCGATCCCGCCGGCCTTTTGGATCTTCTTCAGAAACACCATCTGCAGGGGAGTGGGCTCGCCTTCGTCGGACTTGACCTCCAACGCGATGAACACGCCCATCCAGCAGATGAGCCAGTCGGACACGCCGGCCTGGCCGAACGGGCCGCCCCGAGGCGCGACGCGCACGTGACCCGGCATGTGGATCTCCAGCCACTGCTGATTCTTGCGCTTCGCTTTGTTCTCGGGAGTGGCCATGTCAGAGCTTCCGGCTGAACTTGCACTGCCCCTTGGTGGCAGGGCACCACTTGCAGTTCTCGTTGGGCGTCGGCTCCCACTTGGTCTCGGCGTTAACCTTCTCGAACTCGCGGTCGAAGTGCGCCGTCACCTCGGCAAGGTGCGGGATGCGGCGCCCGTTCTTGTCGACCTGGTCGGTCGGTTCGCGCGTGACCTTGCAGGTCTCGACCTTCTTGTGCTCGATGTAGATGTAGGCCGTGTTGATCTCGGGCACGTCCTTGAACTTGTGCAGGCCCATCGCCGCGGACAGGTGGAGCTGGCCGAAGCCGTCACCGTACGGATAGATCTTGCCCGACTTGTAGTCGCCGATGAACATCGAGACCGGCGACAGGGCGGTCACGTCCCAGATCGAGCGCCACGCCGTGTCCTTCGCGAACCACTCGGTCGGCGACCAGTCGGTGCGGGCAGCCATCTGGGCCTCGGCGTACACGCCGCCGCTGAAGTTGGCGTACAGCTTGTCCACGTAGGGCAGCGTGTCTCGCACCTCGGGGCTGAAGCCGAGCGGCATGGGCGCCGCGCCGTTCTTGGCGTTGACGTAGTCCTCGAGCTGCTTGTGGAGCTGCTCCCCCTTCACGAGGTGGATGGACTTCTCCTCTTCCTTGAAGGACCTCGTGATGAACTGCAAGTGGAACTTGCGCGGACATTCGTTGAAGGTCTTCAGTCGGGACCATGATAGTGCCAGCATTTAGCTATCTTCCTTTCTACTTGACGTCTGCGAAACTCGTACCGATCTTGGACTCCTCGTACAGCAGGTCGATGGGCAGAGGGTTGTCGAGCTGCCACAGCTGCTGGTACGGAGTCTTGTTCAGTTGGTGGATGATGTACTCGAACTCCTCCACGCCCTCGGGACCGTCATCGAGGACCCAGAACTGGCCGTCGTGCATGTTGGTCTGGAGGCGGGCGTCCGGCACCTGGGACAGTGCGGCGTAGAACATCTCGGCGCCGGTGCCCTGGATCGGGTGGCTGATGAGCGTGCCCTCCACCTTCCAAGCGTCGGAGCTGTTGAGCATCTCGATCGGCGCCTTGTACCTGCGCTGGGCCAGGGTGTAGGAGTAGCCGTTCTTCTTGGCGAAGGCGATGATGTTGTCCCAGTACCCTGGCACGCCCGGGTACGTCCGCTTGAAGGTCTGCACGAGCTTGCGACCCTCGATCTCGGTGAGGTACGTGTCGTATTCCGTCAGGGCCTTCTTCGCGAGGGACTTGCCTCCGATGCGAAAGTTGCAGGCGAGGTTAGTCAGCTTGCCCATCTGCCGGCGCTCGGTGAAGACGCCGCCCTCCATAGGGTCCTCTGACTTGTACCCCTTGTGGAACTCCTCGTACGCGTAGCCGTAGATCTGGCTCGCCATGTAGGAGTGGAAGTTGATGCCGTCTCGGAAAATACGAATGATCTCATCGTCCCCGGACCAGATCCCCATGATGCGAGATTCCTGAGCAGCGGCATCGGTTTCACCCATCTTGGTGCCCGGCGGAGGTCCCATGTACGCGCGGACGAGCTTGTCCTTGCGAGGGATCTGGTGCTGGGCGGTGGAGCAGCGGAGGCCCTTCATCGTCTCGGACGAGTAGGTCAGCCGGCCGGAGTCGGTGCCGAACATCATCGGCTTGCCGTACATGCAGTCGTCGCTGGTGCGGGCGATGGCCTCGTACGCGGCGACGATGTACTTCGAGCGAACGGTCAGGGCCTGTCGAACCTTGAGGATCTTCTTCATCCGCTCGTCGCCGGTGTGGAAGGCGAGCATGATCCAGGTGTCGGCGTCGGCGGAGGGCTTGCCGCTCGGCGTGCGGCTGATGGGCTCGAAGCCCCACTGGTTGAACACCACGTTGCCGAGCTGGGCCGGCGATCCGAGCACAGCCTCGCTGAGGCCGAGCTCGAGGCAGCCGGCCTGGATGATCTTCTCGGTCTCCGCCTCGGCCTGCGCAAGGCGGTTGCGGTCGACCTGCACGCCGATCAGCCAGCTGTTGGCGATCTGCGGAATGCTTCGCGCCTCGATGACGTAGCCGCGGCGGCACGCCTCGGGCAGGCATCCCTCCAGGAACTTGGCCAGGCGGTACGTCCACAACGTGTCGGCGGAGCCGCGCTGCCGCCAGTAATCGTCGTTCTTGGTCGTGTCCTCCATGTGCTCGGCCTGCTTCATGCGTATGAAGTCGTCCGCGCCCTCGTATCCCATCTTGCCCTTGAAGGTCTCGATCAGGTTGAGGAGGCTGTAGCTGAAGAACTGAGCCTTGCGGCCGTTGATGCACCACTTGGCGAGGAGGGCAGTGTCGCGCCACCTCACGCCCTTGACTGCGGCGTGCAGGCGGGCGAGCTTGTTCGGCTCGATGCTGGCGATGATCCACGCCACGTCGAAGAGGGCGAAGTGGCAGTAGACCTCCTCGCCCTTCAGCTCTTCGAGCGTCTCGATGATCTGATCGCGCGTCGGCCGCACGACCTGCTTCTTGATCTTGTCGCCGTACACGTCCATGTAGGAGATGTAGGCCTTGCCCTGTCGGACCCGCCATGGCTCCAGTGCGAAGCCGTCGGCTAGGTTCCCTGATATCGAGGCCGTTTCAAGGTCAAGTGCGTGCATTCGTTCTCTCCATGTCAGCTACAATTATAGTGCATCCGTGTTAGGATGTACACCTCTTTGACTAGATCAAATCAGGTCCCGCGGCGGACTCCGGCTTCTGGGCGGGGAGCTGCGCCACGTTGCCGTAGTAGCGCGCGACCATCGTCCCGTACCAGGCCTTCATCGACTCGCGAAGGTTGCTGTCGGTGATGGCCGCGTTGCGGATCTTGCCGTCCAGGTAGTAGATCGTCTTGCCGGAGTTCTTGACCTGGAAGTCCAGCATCGGGACCTTGCCGTTGCCGTCCGATTTGACCGTCAGGACAGGGCTGTTGGCCAGGCGGTGGGCCTGACGGTTCGTGCGGTGCAGGGTCTTCAGCTGTGGGCCGAAGTGCTCGCGCATCTGCTTGACGATCCACTCCGGTACGGCCCGCATGGGGCAGAAGTGGCAGGCCATCATCAGCACGTCCTCGGTGAAGTAGGGCGGCAGGTTTTCGTACATCCACTGGAGGGTTGGCGGATTCTGCCCCTCCATCAGGGCCTTCTTCACCTCGTTCATCGAGGCCTCGGTCCGATCCATCGTGTCGGAGACCAGCCGCTCCTTGAGGGCGAGGCGCAGGGCGTAGATGATGTGCTTGCGGAGCTGGTTGTCCCGCGCGGTGCGGTCCAGCCAGATGCCGTCACTGATCACGTCGACCAGATCTCCGAGCCTCGCCTGATCGAGCTTCTCCTCCGCGGCGTGGAACACGTCCCACCGACGGTCACCGGGCTCCAGCAGACTGGACAGCTCGAAGTTGGAGAGCACGAAGAAGTTGGAGAAGATGGGCGCGTTGTACGGACTGACGAACTTCTCGTTCACCGACACGTGCTTCGCGGCGACCAGGTCCTTGATCTTGCCCATGAACTCGGCCGCGGCCATCGTGCCTCGTGCATTGGTCTGGAGCTGTACCTCGCTCGCGCAGCAGATGATCTTGTCGTGCAGGAGGGTGTGGCTGTCGGTGATCGAGTCCAGGTTGATAGGCAGATAGTACTTGCGACCGACGATCTCACGCATTAGACCGAGGAGCGAGTCCTTGCCGGAGCCACGCACGTGGGAGTAGATGATCGTGGCCGTCGGCATGCGACGGTAGGGCTTCTGCACCATCCACGCGAGCTTGTCGAGCAGTCGGACGTTGTCGCCCTCCTCGTAGCCGGTGATGTGGTTGATCAGCTCGTTGAACTTGGGGACGAAGGTCTTCGCCTCCTCGAACAGTTCTGGATCCGGCTCGAACGCCATGAACGGGTCATGGTACGTGTTGACGTAGCGCTTGTCCTCGAACTCGAAGAACGGCATGTTGGCCTTCGGGTACATCGCCGCGCCGTACGCCACCTCCTTCGGGGCGTAGGAGGTGATGACCTTCTTGCAGGGCGTCGAACCCTCATCGTTCTTGATCTCAACGCCCATCAGTGCGTTGCCGATGTTCTCCGTGCTGAACGTGCTGCGGGCGTCCAATCTGAGGATCGTTGATCCATGCCGGAAATGCAAATAGGATTTGGCAACGTTGCGCAAAAGCACCGTGCCGGCGTTGTCCAGCTCCTGAAAGAAGCCCGACACGGTCTGCAGCCGCATCTCGGACTCGTTGGCGTAGACCCGCTTGACCTTGTCGGCGGCGAGCTCGATCCAGTGCTCGACAGGTTCCTCGGGAGAGGCCTCGCACCGCTTGCCGATCTCCGTCATGAAGATGATCGCGGCGTCCTGGGACATGCCCGATAGCCTGCACAGGCGGGCGCACTTGTAGAGCGTGTTGTCCCGGCTGCTGGAGGGGATGATGAGCGAATCCGGGATGAGGCGCCACCTCAGGGACTCGCCGACCGAGTCGTTCCGCAGAGCCTCGTTCACCTGCCTGAGCAGGCTCTCGATGTACACATCGGCCTGGTCGTACGTGTCGCCGAGGATTTTGCTGAGACCGAGCACTGTGAGTGCATCGGTCGGCCTCCCCTTGATGATCGTGTACTCACCCTGCTGCCAATCCATGGCAGAACCTATCGACGTTGGGGCAATGACCATCCCGGTCCAGCCACGAATGTCGATGCCCGAATCCTTCGAGAAGATGGACGTAGGCGAATGAAGCTGACGGTCGGTGCCGTCCGAGTAGTAGAGGTGGTAGCCGCCGGATTTGGTCTTTACGACCAGCTCTGGGATTCCCATGGCAGGGTCGCCGTATGCTTCGGCGACCTTGTCTTTCCACAGCTGCAGCGCATGGACGTTCTTCTTGGTATCGATGTCCACCACGTACCGGCCCTTGGGCGGCACGATGCCGAACATCAGCGGCTTGCTCGTCTTGGCAGAATGCTCCTCGATGAGGACCTGAAGGTCCTGCATGTTGGTCGCGGCCCGCTTGGGCCACTGCTTTACGCCGATGTATCCATCTGATGTTTTGATGAATGGGGCAACTCGCCAGCCGCCCAAGAAGAAATCTGTCAATACGCCTGTTACAAGGTCTTCTGACATATGCTCGTTGGTCTCCAAGTCCTTCCCACCTCGAGAAGACTGCACATCGACGGAGTAACGCCGACTTCTTCATTATAACACGGTTGAGCTAATGTGTACACCGTTTTGACCGAACGTCTGTCGGCTCCGGTTCTGACTATATTTATCCGGGAGCCGTTAACTTGGTACTACTACGGTATAGTAGTCCGGGAGTCCCGGAGATATCACCGTTTCTCCCGGACGCGCTCAACAGCGTGCTACAAAGCGCTAGGAAATAAAAAAGAGTACGCCGAGGCGTACTCAAAGCCGCGGGTCACGGCTGTTGCTGACACACCCTATTGCGTTGAACCTAGTGCCGCGGCTCTGCACTTGTAGTAGATGCCTGCCACTTCCACCAGCTTGATCTTCGTCGCGCCGAAGGAGTCGTCGTCCAGCGGCGTCAGATCAGGGCAGTTTGACACCACTAGCGGGGACGGTTGGAGAGACGACGTTCCGAAGGGCGTCGTTGACGTCGCGCAAGCCGTCAGCAGTGAGCTTGCAATCACGATACACAGTGTTTGTCTGGACGTCATGTATCGTCCTCCCCATTACGGTAGTGTTCTTCACTTGAATGCCCGCGATTGCGGACGCCGCAGTTTGAGCCATTGCCGCCTGTGCTTCGCGCACGGCAGAGACCTCCCGGTTCTGCGCGGCCATCTCCACGTCCTTGCCATCTGACCTGCCCTGCAAGTAGGAGCCCGCAACGGCGGCCGCAAAGACGAGGGCTCCGATCAGGTAGCCCCACATCAGCGCACCTGCAGGATGCCCGCTCGGGGCCCCTGTCCGTCGATGGTGATGACGCGGTTGATCGGATTGGCAGGCCGTGCGTTGCCCGTGTGGACCCAGCGGCCGAACTCGTGGATCAGTTGTCCGATGTTCAGCTGATCCACGTGGTCCTTCAGGAACATTGCAACCTGCAACGGCGTGCCGAAGTCAGGCGCGTGCCAGTCAGCGGCGAGGGCCCTCGTGTGATCGGACGTGTCGGCAGATCCGACGGCTCGGTTCAGCTGCAGGCAGCGGTAGCCGCTCGTCAGGTACATGCCGATGTCGCGCCCCTTGGCGGAGCTGAGCGCGGCTCTGATCCGCTCCAGCATTTGGCACGTGGAGATAGCGTTGGCCACCAGGTCACGCGGCAGGGAGTTGTCGATGTTTCGGTGCTCGGTGAAAGTGAATTCCTCGAGCGAGAAGTGCGGTGTCAGCTGGTTCATAGATCTCCTCTTCAGTTAGGGTCAGCGGGAATCGTACCGTTCTTGTAATCGAGATCCTTCTGATAGTACCGATCGTCGTAGTTGACGGCCGTCACCTTTTCGGTGAATCCATCATCGGGCGTGCGAGTCGTGATGAGGTAGGACTGGGGTCGTACGTCGTCGTTGGCGACGATCCAGTACAGGGTCTTGACGGATGCATCGTCGTCCAAGCTGAGCGTGACGGTCGGCGCACGATTCAGGAGGACAGTCCGATCGGAAGATCCGCGCGTGATGCCGATGGATTCGACTGAGCCCTCGATGCCCTGCAGGAAGATGATGTACGACTTGCCGTCCTCGAACGTGGCGGGTTGGCTGAGCTGCAGCTCGAGCACGTTCTGGGCCTCGATATCACCGTCGTTGGCCTTCGAGCGGGTGACGTCGGCGATCAGCACTCGGTCCTGCAGCTGCAGCAAGGCGGCCTCCTGCGTTGCTGTGAACTGCACCGAGGTATTGGTGAACTTGATCTTCTGCCAAGCACGCCACGCCTGCGCGTATGCCTGAGGGTAGTTGCGGACGCCGACGCTCGTGATCTGCTGAGGCCTATCGCCCTGCGCAGGGATGTAGAGCGTGACCTGGCTGTCGTCCACGGGCGACACGTAGTTGTACTGGACGAAGTCGTAGTCGTTCTGGTTGCCGAAGGTCACCGTCCGCTGCTGCGAGCCCGGCAGAATGTTGCGGTGGCCGAACAGGAGCGTCGCGTCCTCGGTTTGGCGCTCGAAGTGCAGGCGCATCTGATGGCCCTGACGGTACGCGTTGCAGAAGATCGCGCTCGTCACGGCTCCGACCATCTCCTCGTATGAGTAGTTGTCGTCGTCGAAGGTGTAGCAGAACTCGCTGAACTGGGTCGAGCCGAAGTAGCCGTTGATCTCGTCCATCGTGGCGTAGATCTGATCGACGTCCAGCTCGGTCACGCTCCGACCGCCGACCTTAGGATCCAATGCCATCGCACAGATAATGTCTGCAGCAGAGTTGGTCGCCACCAGAGTGGGTCCGAAGGTATTGTCGGAATTGCGGATAGGGAGCTTGCGAGTCACGAGCAGATTCAGCTTCCGCTCCTTCACGGCGAGCGCGCCCTCTGTAGCCTTGGTAACGGCGTACACCGTCGTGATGTCTCCGAAGTCGTGGCGGTTGACCGGAGTGATGCTCATCAGGTCCTTCCACTTGATCCCGTCTACCACCTGTGCGGCGTGAGGGCTATCCGACGTCCGAACCAAAGTTACCATGCACGGGCCAGTCGCGGCGAGAACGATCTTCCAGGTCTGGGCCACGGTGTTCTTCTTAGGATCACCGTTGACGGTCAGAGTCATGTTGTACGGGTCGCCGATAGGGCTGCCGACAACGTCGGTAGGCTGAATCGTAGCCTGAAGATTGACGTTAACGGCTGTGGCGTTGCCACTGCTGTCCAACTGGTACAGACCGCTGGATGCTACGATGTTCAGCCACACCTCGGTCTGATCGTCGTATGGCAGCAGGAACGGGCCGACCTGGAGCTTCAACCGCGACACGATGTGACAATCCGTGAAATGGTACTCGCCAGGCCACTCGAGCCAGCCCCAGTCGGCGCTCACGCTCTTCGCGTTGCGGAACGTGAGTGTTTGACCTGATACGGAGTACACCGTGTAGTTGCCGCTCAGATAGATGTCCTTGGTCGTGTGATGAGTCTTGTAGGCCTTCGAGAAGAAGTAGATGATGTCGCCGGCGTGGATGCTCGAGATGTCGATGCCAGCGGCGAAGACTATGGTGACTGTGCCGTTGTTGCTGGCCACCTCAGTGATCGTCATCGTCGAGACCGAACCGATGCTCTCGGATTCACTGTCGGTCAGCAGATCCTGACCGTTGACGGACGTGCTCTTGTACACGTTCAGCACAGGTTCAACAAGAGATTCACCGAAGAGCAGACGATCGAAGATGCCTGGACCGACGAAGCCTGTGTTGGGCGAGTCGCCGGGCGGAAACACTGTCACACCTGCGCCATCGATGTTGGAGACAGGTGTAGTGTCGTCCCGGCAATCGTGCACGTCGAAGTAGCCACGGCCGATGCACATGTACGAGTGCTCGTACTCGATGTTGTTGACGTACACGGAGTACGGCCTCATCAGCAGATCCGGCGTCGAGCGGACAGTGCCGTAGATATCGGGGATCCGCTTGAACGGGCGTGCCGAGTTCTGCCGATCGGTCAGCGAATTGTTCGGGGACGGCGTGTTCTGGTCGACCGTCGTGTTCTTGGGGATGTTGCTGTACGCGACGGCAGCCAGGATCAGGGCGATCGCGGCAATGATGTATGGGATCGCCGCCCACTCAGGGTACTGCACGACGTAGAACGGGCCGGGCAGCAGGTCCATCCTCTCGATCCCGCCCTCGTCGAACGGCGTGACCTCGTGCAGAGAGTCGACGTGCTGATGATAGATCTTGGTCGTCGGCGACCACTCGATCTGGGATCGGATGTACTCGTGGATGTTCTCAACGTCCGCCTCGGTCCACGAGGCCGGATCCATCGTATTCTTGGCGATGATGACGGTCTTCAGCATGGCAGCGCGTATCTCGTTGTTTTGAAGCCGAACTGGGCGAAGAAGATTGGCTCGAACCTGACTCCCTGGTGCTCTCGAATGTGCAGCACCCTTCCACGCAGGTACACGCCGATGTGGGGCGTCTCACGCGGATTCTGGAGGACCACGATGCAGGGATCCTGAGGCTTCGGGATCTCACGCAGACCGCTGACCAGTTGCCGATTCAGACGTCGCGCCTCGAGCCCGTCACGGATTGCATCGCCATAGGCTTTGATGAGGTCCTGACCAGTAAGATCCGCCCACACCTCTGCAGCGAGGTGAAAGCAGTTGTACTTCCTGGCGTCGTAAACCTTGCCAAGATACTCGTTGACGGAGGTCCTAGCCGTCACAGGAACCCTCTCATCATCGGGAATCGGTCCATCGAATAGGTCTGACCGGTGGTAAGCACGTTCAGCTGAGGGGCCTGGGCAGTGAACACCGTGCCGTCGCGAGACATCTGAAACGACGGTGCCTCGAAGATGAAAGGACCCCACATCGGAGCTTCAAGGTTGTCTGATCTGTACTGACGGAACTTGACAGTAGGGCGGGTGCTGAAGGTGTTGGCGGCGCGCACTCGGTCGATCTCGTTGGAGACCAGTTCTCCCAGATCGCCGAGCGTGATCTGGATGGTGGAGTCCAGATCGTCAGCGGCCCCAGTCCGCTGCAGCTTGAGGGGATAGTAGACGTAGTCGTGCGAGACCAGGTCCTCGTGCAGTACCGTCACACCGTTGCAAGCGTTGCGCACAATGTAGTACACCTGCGAGAACGACGGATGGCTGATCTCGAAGCAGTCGAGTTGAACCACGGCTCTCCTTGAGCCGAGGTAGAACTCTGCGTACGGGTTGCTCATCAGGACCCCTTGATGACCATCGAGGACGCGTTCGACACAGCGTCCGCGTCAAGGGTCGTGGTGAAGGCAAACGTCTCCACCGACGAGAGCTTGCGGTAGAACAGGTTGGTGCTGAAGTAGGTGCCGTCCTTCTTCAGCACGGTCGTCCAACCTGTGTCGTCAGTGAAGGTGTGGGCAGTGCCGCGAGCCGACACGCCGAGGAGAATCAGATCATTGGGCTTCGTCGCCGCGTGGGTGGCAGTGAGGGTCACGGCTGCAACTGTTCCATCGGCGTGGTCCTGGGCGATGTCAAGAACCGTCGTGATGTCCGGATTCTGGACCTCCAGCATGATGACCACCGCGTTGCCGGCCTCGGACTGCGGATTCATGGTGCAGGAGTACGCCCCGTTGGAGTTGCTCCTGACCCACGCGAATTGGCAGTGAGGGTTGTCGGACGCCGTCGGATAGTGGGTGCCGAAGGTGAAGTCTGCGTAGAGGTGGCCCTGCGTATCGCTGACCAGGAAGTTGTGACCGACCTGGTCCCAAGCCACGATGTGGAAGACGATCAAACTGCCGTTCAGCACGTCGGTGTCGAAGGCCATGCCGGTGGCGGTGTTGGCCGGCAAGTTGAACGACTTCGACTGACGGATGGTCGGATCCGCAGGGGCCGCGGCGACGGTGCCTGTGGCGCCAGTAGTGTATGTCACATTGCCCGTCGTCGAGTTGTGGAGCGTCACGGTGCAGTTCATCTTCTGACCGTAGTCGTCGCTCGCCAGTACGACCGTGTTGCCCGTGTCGCCGGTCGGAGTGGACACGCCGCTCGTGCTGTCGTAGTGGTTCCACGCGTAGGTCTCGGAATCCACCGTGCCGGTAGTCGTTCCGGCAGAACAGGTCAGGGTTTGCGTGACCTGGGCAGTGCCGCTGATGGTCGGATTGACTGTGAAGGACGGTGCTCCAGCGCCCACGGCAATGACGCCGATGTCGACGATCTCGAGCGTGGAGCCTGCACCGTTGGTGGCGGTGATTTCCAGGCGGGCGTGCCCGCCGGCGTCAGGTGCGGTCCAGGTGTGATTGAACGAACCTGTGCCGGTGTCGGGGGAGCCCGCCGCCACGTTGTCCACGGTGAATTGGCGGCTGTAGCTGGTGGGAGACTGGGCCCACGTGCCGACTCCGCCGGCGGTGGTGACCACGCCGACCTGAGGGCCTCCGCTGATGGAGGGCGCTCCCGTCATGAACGGCGATGCTGTGTGGTACTCGAAGCATCCAAGGTCTGGAGCCCCGCCCGGTTGCCTCGTGATGAGAGTGGTGTAGTCGTCCCTGACCACAATGCCTGCGGGCAGAACTTGGGTACCGGAGTTGATGGCCGGCGACGTGGATTGCAGGGTGAAATCGCTCGTGGAGGGACTGACGAACTTCGGATCCCCTACCACTGCGAGCGAGTCCATCGTCGGCGAGGGCACCGTGGTGTCGCCGTTGTTGAAGTACAGGTTGCGGGCCCAGCTGATCCCGTTGCTGAAACCCGTGTTGTCGTTCAGCCAGCCCGTGCCTGCAGCCGTGTCGGGGCCGTGGCAGAAGATGTTGTCGTACAGTTTGATCGAGTGGCCGGGCGTGTGCTGCCACCCGTCGTTGCGGAACATTGCGTTGCCACCGCTCAGAATCGTGTTGCAGTTGTAGAACGTGTTGAAGGCGATGGTGCCGTCGGACGTCTGTGTGGTCGTGCCGGTGTGGATCGGGGGCAGGCCGCTGCCGATGCACATGTTGTTCGTGAACTCGAAATCCAGATCGCCGAGCCCGCTGCCGATGTCGTTGAAGCTGAGGATGTACTTGGCCGCGTTCTCGAACCAGTTGTGGCGGATCTTGATGTTGGTGAAGCCGGTCCACGTGCCGAACAACGTGTCGAACGTGCCTGAACCCCCGTCCGAGTCGTTGAAGCTCAGGATGGATCCGCCTGGAATGTCGTGGATCCAGTTGTAGTCGATGGTCCAGCCGTAGGAGTTGGTGCCTGGGTAGATGCCGTGATTCTGTAGGGCCGACGTCCCCTCGATGTCGTGGAAGTGGTTGCAGAGGATGTAGCCGTAGTTGCCTTCGCCGGAGGCCGCGGCACAGTTCAGCACGGGCGAGTCGCCTGCAACCCACGGTCCGGCCTCATTGCCGACGATCCAGAACTGCTGTTGGTTGTACTGGAGGTTGAACGGTCCGGCGTCACGCGCGGCTCCGCCGTCCACCACGAAGTGGAAGTTGGCAAATCCGACGAAATCACCGGTCGTGCCGGAGATGTCCTGACCCGGTCCCTGGAATCCACCGCGCATGCCGACCGTCGTGCGGTAGTTCACGGTTTCGCCTGGCATGCCAGCAAACGTCACGAATCCGGTGCCCATCGTACCGTCAGGGATGGATCCCTGATGAGCGGCCTCCAGGAAGCGGAGCCACGTGTTCACGCGGCCGATATCGGTCCACTCCGCGCCGCCGTCCCCTCGCACGATGACTTGGTCGCCGGCCCGCAGATGATTGTAGACGTCGGCAGTGCTGGTCTTGTCGGACGATTGCAGAGTGCGCCACGGATGACTGACGTCGCCGATCACCGCCGTGCTGTTGTTGCCGCCCTTGGACACGTAGAAGATACGACCAGGGTTGGGCGTGAAGACCCAGTCCTGGTTGCTGATCTGGCTGCCGACCACGACTTTGATCGGATAGGGCTTGCCGGGCGTGAGGCCTGAGAGTGTGCCGACTCGCACCTCTATCCGCTGCCGACCGAAGCCAGGCTTGGCGTAAGGGTCCGTGCCCATCGCCACGTACGTGCCGACCTCGACTCCACCGATGTAGACCTTGGTCGTGGTGCCGAGGCCGGACGGATCACCGAACCTGACCCCATGAATGAACAGAGCTCCGCCGAGTGTGCTGAGGCCGGATCCGTCGTCGTACGGACAGCTTGGCCAGCTGGACGCGATCACCACCGGCTGGGTACCCGCGATCGACGGATTCACCGCGAGCGTGAGGTAGCCTGGCACGTTGTTGACGGAGTCCGTCACCGTGTAGGTGATCAGCGGAACCGGCCCGGTGTAGTCGGCGGTTGGCGTGAAGGTGTAATCGCCGTTGGCAGCGATGTTGATGGTACCGATGCCGGAGATCGAGACGTTGGAGCCGAGCGTCTGCGAGCCTGACATGCCGGCGATGGTGTAGCTGGCGACCGTCGGAGTCGTCTCGTAATCGTAAGCCTGACGGTACAGGATGTTGCCGGTTACCGCGGTGTTGATCGGCGTGGACCCGTTGACCGACGTCACGATCGGAGCACTGTTCGTGCCGGTGATGGTGACGGTCAGGGTCTTCGTGGACAGGCCGCCCTTGCCATCGCCGATGACGTACGTGAAAACCTCGTGCTTCACGTCGCCGGTAGTCAGGGCACGGGCTTTCGATCCGAGCGTGTATGTCCAGCTGCCGTCCAATCCCAGGTACAGAGATCCGTACAGACAGGTGACGAGCTGTGGAACCGGGTACATGGTACCTGCGTAGGTGATCGACTGCAGAGTGATCACGTCGCCATCGTCGTCTCCCGCACTGGTCAGCACGTTGCCCGTCTGCAAGGGAGCTGTGTCGAGCGAGGACGAGCTGAAGTCCAGGGAGTGGGGAGCACGGTTCACGCCCGTGATGGCCCAGTCCCTGAGATTGGCGAGCGACGTCTTGAACGTGACACTGCCCTGAACCACAGGGATGAACTCCGTACCGTCGAACGGGTTCGGGACGTTGTCCAGCTCGGTGATGCGCTTGTTGGTCATAGCAGGAGGGCTCCGCCGCTCTCATCCAGGAGAGCGCTCTGATACTCTTCGAGGGACGGCCAAGATGCGTCGACGCCGTCCTTGGGCTTCACCCACAGATCGGCCTGCACGACGTACAGATCGCCGGACTGGTTGTTGAGGTTGAAGGTTTCGGGCACGAAGGTTGCTTCGTACTCCTCGATGTAGTCGTGGTCGATGATCAGATCGATCGTGAAATGGGCGCCGCCACCGCCCTCGGTGGAGGTACCGAGCTCGACGTAGCGCTGCACCTGCTTCAGATACTTGTACCCGAGCGGGCCGGTCGTCCACTGCACGGACACCTTGATCCATTGACCGAAGATGTCTAGCCTCGAGCGCGGACCTCCGCCGTCCAACTGGGCTTCGACCAAGGCAGTCGGGAACGAGACCGAGTAGCCCTCCTGGTCGACGCGGAGATCGAGCTTATGCAGTGTCACAGCTTACGCCTCCGAGCAGTGAGAGTGTTCTGGCGAAGACCCTTCGAGGTCGCGCCGTTTGCGTTGCGCAGATCCTGGGCGACAGCCCGTGGAGCGTGCTGACGAACGGTATCCTGCGCGATCAGTCGCACACGGCTCTCGGTCATCTGCACCGCGGTGTAATCCTGCGGCGTGCCGTGGTTGTGAACCTCGATCTGCATGCCGGCCATCTTCGAGTTGGTCTGATAGGCGGTGCTGGACCGAACGGCCTCGCCGCGGTTCATCGACTCAAGCACCGCACGGTTCTTGGCCGTGGCAGATGCGTTCACCACGAACTCCTGACCGTGGACCACGCCCGCGACCTCGTTGGTCGCGAACTCGTCACCGGTGTAGCCACCGCTCATGTAGCTGCCGGACGAGGCGATCTTGGCGATCGTCGCACCGGTCAACACACTGGCCGCGACCACGCCTCCCGCGTTGTACGGCCAGCCGGGCGGGGCCGCAATGGCGCGTTGGATCGCGAGGTAACCCTGGATCGTGGCGTCGGCTATCGCCGCTGCCTTGCCGATGCGGGAGAGCTCCTTGTTCTTCGAGTCTGACAGGGACGCCAGGCTCTTAAACATTGCGTCGGTGCCGGACAGCAGACTCTCCTGGTACTGCACATTAGCCATGTTCTTGGCCTGGGCAGCGGTCTGCTCATTGATCACGTCCTTCTTACGAAGCAAGTCGATCCACTCGTAGTACTGTTCGAGCTGCTTCTTCTGGGCGTCGAAGTACTGCTCGGAGCCCTTCATGTTCGGGTCCTGCATGACCGTGAAGTTCGTCTGATCCTGTTTCGTGAAGCCGCTCGACGGATCAGCGGCGCGCAGGGCCATCGCGTCCTGTTGCTTCTGCTTCTCCTTGTACGGATTGTTGATCTGATCCTGGATCTTGTTGCCCAACTTGTTCGCTTCGACGAGCGTGTTCTTGTCCATAATCTCAAGCTTCATCTGACGAAGCTTTTCGTCGGTGATGATGATTCCAACCTTCTCCAGCTCGTTCTTCTGACGAATGGCCTCGTTCCAGGCCCTGAGCTCGTCGTCGTTCATCTTGGACTGGGCGATCTCATCGGCCATTTGGGTGCGGATCTTCTCCTTCACCTCGACCTGAGCGAACGCGGAGTCGATGTACTGCTCGAGACCCTTGTTGTACTCGAGTTGCTCCTTCTTCAGAGCCTCGGTGTTGGCCTTCTCGATCGGCTGCTTCATCACGAGATCGACCACGGCCTTGTTGTACGCCTCGAGGTTGAGGCGACCGGCGTGATACAGCTCGTTCAGATTAGCCATCTCCTTCGGATAGTTGGCGTCCAGGCCGTAGGCGCGCTCCTCTGTGGCGTTGAGCTCTCGCTCGTGAGGCGTCAGCTTCTGCTTGCCATTGAGCACGTCCTGCAGACCTGAGGCACGCGGATTCATGAGCGAGCCGAACGCAGCGAGATCGTCCACCGCGCCGATCTTCTGGCCCTGGGTCTTGTACGTCTCCGAAGTCAGGATGGTGTTCAGGGCGTTGTACTGGGCCGTCGTCAGTTTGGCCGCGTTGAAGTTCTTGCGGATCTCGCTGACCAGATCAGGCGAAGCAGAGTCCAGGTTTTTGGCAAAGGCGTTGGCGGCATCGGCGAACGCGCGACTGGCATTCGTCTGATCGATCAGGGCCTTGCGCGCCGCCTCGGCCGCGATCTTCGGATCTTCAGGAATTCCGGGCTGGTTCTTGTACTTGTCCTCGACGGTCTCGCCGAGGTAGCCACCGCCAGCAACGCCGAGCGCGCCACCGATGAGGGCTCCATATCCGCCACCGGTGCGGGCGCCGATGAGCGCGCCGCCGATGCCGCCGATGGTTGCGCCCGCAACGCCGCCATGGTCGATCAACCACTGCAGCCCCTTGATCATGCCACCGATGGCGTCCACGGCAAGGTTGACGGCCTTGGTGAAGGTGTCGAACCCCTTGTGGATGTCGTCGGACGATAGACCCTTCACGAAGCCGGTGATCTTGTCACCGATGCTCTTCACGGCCTCCGAGAAGGCTTGGATCACGTACGGATCGGACAGTTTTTCCCTGAGCGCGTCGAATATGTTGATGATAGATTGACCGGCGCCCGAGTCCAGTACGTTCTTGACGAAGTCCACCCACACGTTGGTCAAACGGTTGATGGATGCGGAGACCGAGGTCGAAGCCTTCTCGGAGGAGTCATGGAAAGTTCGCTGCAGCTCGTCTCCGAAGAACTGCAGGAACTTGGCGGAATCGACGGAGCCCTTGCTCACGGCCTGGATGAACTCAGCCTCCGTGGCGTGGACGGACCTGGC